CGTGTTTGATTTCTTGAAGAGTTTCCGGAGAGTCTTTGTCCAGCTGCCTGTCATAGTAGGCCGGGACTTTCTTGCGTTTGCCCGCAACGATCGCAAAGTCGGACGGGTAAAGATCAGTCTTGAATTTTTCATAGAACTGTTTTCCTATGCCGGGTTGAGTGCTCATGTTGATGTATTCGGGCAGTCGGTCGAAGGTTTCGCCAGTGTCCGGGTCAACGACCCGATACCATTCTTTTGCGTGCTCACCATTCCGTTTTTTGATTACGTAGCGGGCCACATAGGCCGCCGACGCCCAAGAGACTGAGCCAATAAGCACATGACCGAAGCCCCACATTTTTTCCAGTGTCGGGGAGGTGTAAAGCGTTTTCTCCCCCGTCCCGGAATGGACTTTTTTGTCGGGCAAGTCCAGCCCGAACAGCATCGCGTGATAGTGCGGGCGGTTCGTCTGATCGCCGTACTCGCCGCACATGAAGTAACGGATTCTCTTGCCCGGATTCGCTTTCCGAAGCTTTTTCATGAATAGCTGGAAGTCCCTTTTCCGGAGACTGTGCTCCGGAGGGAGATTTTCGTCCGAGTAGGTGAGCGTCAAGAATTGTTTGTGCGTGTGGAATTGGGCTTCCTGCATGATTCGGGTCGCCCATTGTTGTGATCTGTCGATGCGGCAACCGATACATTGCCCGCACGGCAAGTCGATAGGAACGGAGAAGCGGTCGGGCTGTTTGAAGTGGATCACACTTTTCCCCCGCCCCGTTTTCTCCGTGGTTTTGAAAGCCTTCAATGGGTGAAAGCACGGCATTTTTCAAAGCCTGATACCACCACGCATGGGATTGCCCTGGATATTTTTGCGGTGGGTGAGCGATGCCGTTTTCGTGAACTGACGGCGGGATGCTTTACGAGACATTTTGCGGCGTTTCATGGTTTCTCCTTCGGAGGTTGGTTTAGACACCTGTTTGGTGTCAGTGGTTACAGTAGAGATCAAGAGAGAGACTGTCAACCACTGGTTTCGCGTCCAGAGACGCTACGAAGTTTCGGGGGAACCCCCCGAAGGCGTAGAACGCCCTGTGGGCGTTTCTTTTTGGTCGGTAGACCCTAGGGGTACTACCTTGGGGAGATCGGGCCTCAGAAGGCCCATTTCGGCCATTTCTGGCCTATTTTTTTCGTCCGCGCAGAAGTCCAGGAACTTCGCCGGACTGTTTTCGAACTTATTGCGAATTTCGGCGGGCATTTCTTGGAACAGAGAATTCGCTCCCGCTATGAATTCCATCGCGCCCTGATAATCCAGGCCGGTGACGTCCAGATATTGGGGCGCTTGTTGATTGAGGATAGGCATTTCGCCAGTTGAGATATAGCGAGCCATGATGAAGTTGACGTCGCATTCGTCCTTGAAGGACTGTTTTGTCCAGCGTGAGTTTTCAGGGAATGAAAGACTGATTTTCTCCTTTGGGCCATACGCTGATTTAAATTTAGAGCTGGCTTGTAGTGGAGTGAGGTTGTCATTTTGCTGGGACATGGTTTTTCCTTTGAGAGTGGGAGTGATGCGACCACCACTCTTTTCCGAGTGGATAGTCTCGCGGTGTTCCGGCGGGCCGACCGCCGGAACGCTATTTGCCGAAGATTTTCCCGAAGGGGATTAGATTTTTTAAGGCTCCCGTAGCGGAGCCGCCCGCCTCGAGGACTTTCATAAGGTTCGGCAAGTCGTGTTTTTGTGCCCATTCCGCCGCTTGCGCTTCAACGGCGGATATCCGGGCAGCGCTTCCGCTTTGTTTAGCCTGTTCGATTTTTAGCGCCCAATCAGCGAGGATCCGCTGGTTTTCGGCGCTAAGGTTTTTGATTTCCTGGCGGGTTTTTAGCGTCGCTTCGCCGCTGTAGTGGGAATATTTCACATTGCCGTTTTCATCGACTTCCGTCGGATTCATATCGGCATTTCGTTTGTTCCATTCCAATTGATTGAGCGCAGCCTGACTATTAGAGAGATCGCCCGCTTTTTCGCTGGCGTAGGCTTGCTCCTTGAGCGCTTTGACCTCGGCCTCGTTACGATTCACCGCCATAGCTGATGCCACAGCAGGCGTAAGAACGTCCTTTGCCTCGTATTTGGCCCCCTGCGGCGCCGCGACAGATGGGGTTGACGCCCCATGACCCCCAGTTCCCGAGAGAATAGGATTTAGGCCGGCTTTCCGAAGATCGCCGACCTGCCTTTGGTGGGCAGAGTTGCTCATCATTTCTTCCCACGCTCGCGCTTTGTCTGCTTCCGCAGACTGGAAGCTCATTTGCTCCGCAGTCGATTTTGCGGTGGCTTTGTTGGATTCGCGCCCCCCAAATAAAGAGAGGGCGCCCCCCAGGATAGACCCGAAGAGCGACATACTTTTCTCCTTAGAAGTGGTCGATCAAGCCCGGGACACCGTAGACCGGCATGGGTCGGGTGCATTTCAAGCTTATGTAGCTATCGAACAGGAAATGAGGCTCAGTTGTGACCGCGATAACGCGGTCAATTGGCGGGTTCTCTACGATGAACGCCGCATCAAGTACCGGAGCGGTGGCGAAGTCCTGCGACAAGTGCCACGCATCCAAAGGTTGAGCGAACGAAGAACGGAATTCGCCCGTAATTTTGCTGGGCTTGTATCTGTATTCCGCATATCGCTCTTGGTAGCCAAAGACCTTATCGTCGTTTGCCTGAATGCCATCGCAGAAAATTTCCTTCTGCAGAATGGGTTGCTCACCCAGGTGCGACAGAGCGGGCCAATAGAAGTCGAACCGAGTTCGACGGCTGAACATACGGTCAAGGCCTTGCTGATACGTCAGGTCAGCACGTACAGACACAAGACCAATAAGAACGCAGTGCTCAGTGAAAGAAGTCGTAAACCCATGGCCGGAAAGGGTAGCGGTTCCAATCGCCGCGAGGTTCCCTTGCGGCGTATCCGCATAGCTTCCGGTGGGTGAGGTTTGGGGTATTGGCGTAACGTTGACCGGCGAAGAGCCGCCGCCCAAGTATTCGGGCCGCTGTAGCCGAGCGTCCGGAGATGTGACGCCAAAATGGGATTTGATAAGTTCCGTATATCGCGTGCCGCCACGTGCGTCCCTTTCGAAGATTTTTTGGATTTGGAAGGCTTCCCGCAGGCTATTGATTGTTGCCGCGGTCGCGTTGGTGAGATCAGCGGTAAGACCAGGCTCATCCCATAGAGCATTCGTGCCGTTTACCGATGTTCCGCTCCATACCGTGTTTGTCCCGGAGCCCCCTTCGGAGGCCAGGAAGCGAGGACTGCCGTCCACGATAAAGGACGGCCCCTGTCCGACGTTGCCAAAGACCGGCGCAGTCGTGCCGAGGGGAATTTGCACAGCATCCCCTTTTTGCGGCCAAGGTAAGGCGCTGGTGAAGTAGTCGTGGCGTTTTCCGCGCCGTTGCAGAGTGTAGACGGACGCCGCATCAGGGCCGTCGCCAGTTGCAGTTTGAAGCGAGTCCTGGAGATTTTGATCCCTATACCATTCATTCCAGATCAAATTATAGGCGCGATGCCAGAGCGCCGAGGGTGAGAACCCTTCGACGCCCACGGGAAGCCCCATGTAGTCGTGGATGGTGTTCGCGGCAAAGCCGCCAGTGGGGACAGTAACGGTCGGGACAAGGAAGTCCGTAGAGTCGCCCGGATTGCGCTGCTCGCCATTGAATTTTTCCCAGTTTGACCAGAGCAGACGGACAGGAACCGCAAAAAATTGCGTGTCCATATACATATTATCCATGATGGGGAAAATCGGCGTCGCAAGGCGGGCAAAGCCCGTCATGCGCATATTGAACGTGTCGCCCGGGAGAGCCTCATCGACATAGAACGGGATCAGATATCCCGCGTCGAAAGTGGTTTTGTAGCCGTGGCTCCGGTCGAAGGTAGAGCGGGGAATTTCCGCTTTCGGGACTTGGCTGAACGAGTGCGACATCACCGACCGATGGCGCTGTTGGGGAATGTTGAAGCCGCTCATTTTCGTTACTCCTTGGGTTTGTTAAAGGCGCGAGCGCCGACGAGGTGGACGGGTGGAAAATTTGGGGACAATTCGCCAGTGTCATCGTCGAATTCCCCGATTTTATAAAGGTGAAAGTCGTCAGGGAACAAGCTCAGATCGCTGGCAGGATCAGTGCAAGCCCGCTCGAAAGAACGAATCGCGAGAGGCTCGTTTTTAGTCGTGAAGGGTGTTCCATATGCCGCTACCTTGGAATCGAATACGCAGTAAACGAATTGTTTCATTCAAAGTTTCCTTTTCAGTTGATTAAGACGGGCTTTTTGTACGGTTTCCCGCACGAGTAGCCTTTCAGGGGTTGAGTTTTCTCGCCGAGCCGGTTCCCGGGCGCGCTGCTTTCGAGCGTGTTTGATTTCTTGAAGAGTTTCCGGAGAGTCTTTGTCCAGCTGCCTGTCATAGTAGGCCGGGACTTTCTTGCGTTTGCCCGCAACGATCGCAAAGTCGGACGGGTAAAGATCAGTCTT